TGTCTGCTTTTTGCTCATGCTTTTGAATCCCATGAATGGTGTGTTTTCATTAGCTCCAAAAGTCACAGTTGATCCTTCAAATAGTTTTACTTCATCAATTTGGTTGTATCCACTCTGTGCTGTGTTTCTTACTGTCTGAAACCCAATGCTGTGCTCATTGATGATTCCTGCCTCATATAGCTTCAAGACATCGTTTCCATAGCTCGTGTCAGCAATCTTGGACTCAAAGTACAGTCCATACTCATCTTCCTTCAAGACATGTGGTTTCCCCAGTGGAAGTTTTGTGTCATGCTGATAAAGGTGCATGATTCTATTCTTTCCATTCACTCCATTCTCCTTGATGCTTTTGTCAAAAGCTTTCTGCATGATCATATCACCATCTGAGTCAACAAAGCCAAACTGAGCAAAATACCCAGTCACAGTTCTTGACTTGGTGTCAATGTCTTTGACCTCTGCATCGAATGATTTGTATTGATATGATTTTTCTTGCCTCATCTCTTCAAGCTCAACATTCTCATCATGTGTTGCACATGCCATGAAGAATGTCTCTCCATCAATGGTTGTTGAGTGAGTTCCCTCACATCCTAAGAACTCAGCATACTCTTCTGCTTCTTCTTCAGTTCTGAAGTATGAGAGCTGTGCATCCTTGCCATCCATCATTTCTTCTTCTTCAGGTTTGTGATATGGTTTACTTGCTTTTGTACTCATTGGATGTCCTTTTGGTAATAGATCTTGATCATGTTTTCCTGACCTGAACTTTCCATTTCTGAGAGCAAACAAAAATGAATTGACTCTTGCAAATGCCCATTGAGAAGCACTTGAAACAGTAGGTCTGACAGACTGTGGATTAGTACGATAAGCACCAATACCTCTATCATACACCTTTTTGAGAGTTGAAGCGTTAGTCCTTTTCGATGGATTGTTTCCAACTTCTTCATTGTGCTCTTTTGCTTTCTCTCTTAATGTATCAATTACTGCCATGACAAAAGATACTGTCTTTTTTTATGAATCCGAATTTGCCCCTTCAATAGCTTCCTTTTTTTTCTCAGGAGCTGACTTCTTTTTTCTTGTACTGGTTCTGTTCATTGAAAAACCATCAAGAGCTTCAAAGAACTCTTCAATCTCTTTTCTTTGCTCATCTGTTGCTCTGTCTGCAATCACTACACCATCATCTGTGTAGCTTACCAACTCATAGTGTGGTGGTTGTACTATTGATGTCATTTTTTTGCCTCATTGTATTTTTTGATAAACATTTCAACAATCTCATTCACAAAGTCATCTTCTCTTCCACTGTATTTTTTCTGAAAAGCTAATGTGATGACTTCTTCTGAAGTTCCACTTTTTGGATATTTTTTTGATGCCCTTTTTGTAAACCTGAAAAGAGCATACTCACCTAATGTATTAATTTTCTTCTTGTATTCCTCTTTGCCATACTTCTTGAGCAATGAGCCCTCTATCTCTTTAGACAAAGAAGTGAAGTTGAAAGATCTGATTTCATCAAGGTCTTTGAAGATGAAGCTTCCTTTGTTGTGCTTGTTAATGCTGTATGAAAAGTCATAGTGGTGAATCATTTCATGAAGGTATGTTCCCAAATATGACTGACCCTCATTCCATGAGTTTGCTTTTGAATTTATTTTCCAATAGGTGATTTCTTCTGTTGGAGTGATTTGTCTTATTCTTGAATTATTCAAAGAAATATGACCATCACTGAATCTGTACCTTCCTTTTGATTCATAATCATACCTGTATCCTGCCCATCCTAGAAGATCTTTTTTTGCGTGACCTCTGAAATGATCATTGGCTGTTGCTGTTGTTAATGTCTTTGGATCTTCTCCGAACATATCCATCAGGTATTTGTGTTGTTTTGCCATCTCAACAAAACCGTCATTCTCAATATTTCTCGGAAGTCCTTTTGCGTTGAATCCTCTTTGATCCATGTATTCAACAAAGCTCTCTCTGTCTGTCACCTCAGATGCCTGCATCAAGACCTCTTCTTCTTCTTGGGTGTCTTGTTCTTGAAGAGCTTCTTCTTTGGTCAGAAAGACTTGTGTGCATCTGCAATTGATGATGTTGTCAGGTCTGCCATTTGGATCTCCTGCAAATCGCAGGAACTCTCCACCAACATCAAACACTCCATCACCACCGTTCTCATCATACAGATCAACCACAGTGCCATGAGCAGTGCTGTGTCCATTCCTTGTGCTGTCTCCTAGAACTGAGATCCACTGCTTCATCAATGGGAGCCCAGTTGACTTTGCTCCTTCCACTGATCCAAAGTTTGATGCACTCAAGATCTCTGTCCTTGCAATCCTCTCTGCTTGGTAAGTGTTGATGTTTTGTGTGACCAGCTCTTTGACTCTCTCTCCTGCTTGGACAATACCCAGTTCCTCTTCCAAAGCCTTTCCAATGAGCCTCTGAATCTCCTTGCCTTGATTGATGGCAATGACTCTTGTCCTATCATGACCAGTATTTGCAAAGGTTGCCATTCTTTCAACAAAGTCAGGAGCCTGCTTTGTCTCCATTGGCATGTGTTGTTTTAAGCTTTGATAGCTTGCTTTTGCAAAGGTAGATCCAACAGTGGTGTATAAGTCCATGAAGAGATCATCCAGTGGTTTCTGATTCAAGTGCACACCTCTCATCTCATCAACAGTGTTTGCTTCAAAGACTGGAGTGAGCATCTCTTTCAATGCCTTGATTGTTTTCCTTGTGTATCTCTTGACAAAGCTCTCTCTGATATTGTTGTATGCTTTGTGATAAAGGACATGTTCTTCTTTGAACTGCCCTTCATAGGTGTCTTTTTCTTTGTTGTAATTGGCAATACATATTGCCACAGCTTGGTCAGGTGATGCTCCTTCGTCAATGACTTCAGGAATGCAACGCTTCAAATATTGATCTTCTGTTTCTCCTGCTCTTACTTCAGGCATCTTGTTCTTGTTGTTCCACGATTCTCTCTGCCCAACTGAGCATTGAGTCTCCACCCCAGTATGCGTATGAGATAGAACCACACACTGGTTTCCCATCCTCGTCTGTGAATGATCCAGTGTCATAGGTCTTTGCCCTGCTCAGATATGACTTGACTCTCTTCACTGTATCATAACTCAATGGATTTCTTTGTGCCAAGTCTCTTGCTCTTCTTCTACCAACAGCAGTTGCACAGTTGTTTGGATTATTCTCTGTGAACTCAAGTGCTGACTTTGCCATCTCGCTTGCACTCTTTGGATAATTATCAAAAGAACCTTCAACTTTGTAATTTGTGAGAGCTTTCATCTGATCCTCTGTTGGAGCACCAAAAGGAATGAAGTTTGCAGGGATGAAGTACTGATTCATTACTGGATCATCATCATATCCCATTGCAATTCTCTTCTCGTTAGCTGTGATCCACCATGAGTCCTTGATCTGATTGATCATTTCACTCATATCTTTCTGTATTGCAGGGATGCTCTCAAGATCATAGTCAATGTAATAGTTCTTTCCAGTCACTTCATTGTAGTTTGCAGTCAACCATCTGTTGAGCTCATCTCTGAAGGTGTCAAGCTCAGGAAGCACTTTCTCCATGTAGAGTGCTTTTCTTGCTTCTTGGACATTGTTGTACACTTTGTTGTCAGGGTCATTGAGAAGAGCTGAATTGATTCCATAGATGTTGCATATATCTCTCAAGCTCATCTTCTGTGATTCAATGATGTTCAGGTCCACTGGTGAAAGACCAATTTGCTTCCAGTCCATGTTTGCTCCTGCAACAACAATCTTTCCTCTGTTAAATGCTCCAGTGTACTTGCGATAATAGTCTCTCTCAAGCTGTCTTGCCTGCTCCTCTGTCATTGAATCAGGTTCCACTGCTAAGATCCCCATTGCACCTGAGTTCTGAAGCTGTGCCATCTGTGCTGTGTAGGAGTCATTGGATTGTCTCACAACTCTTGCTCCTGCTCTCAATGGTGAGAGTCCGTACAAGTGAGATCCATCTCCATCATAGTCAGGATTGAAGTACTTCAAGTGCATGATTTCATCTTCAGGAAACTTCACACTCTGAGTTGATGTCATTCCACTGGTTAGTTCAAGAACATATCCAAGTATGTGGTTTTCATCATTGTGAGATGCTTTGATTCTCATATACTGAGAAGGCAGAACATACATCTCCTTGACCAGTCCTGCATTTGCACCGTTCTCAAGCTTTGCTCCATGAATGTACGTGTTGCCAGTGATCAGCTTGAAACCAATGGTGCTCTCAATGAACTCTCCCCATCCTTGTAGGTGGTTTGGTCTTTTGATTATCTTTGCAAGAAAGTCATCAGAAGGAACCTCAACAAGTGACTGGTGTTTGTATCTGACCACCTTGTCAAGTTGGAACTGCTTTGCCTCACTTGGTAGCCTCATGTACTTTTGATGCTTGTGAGTGTCTGTCACCTCATAGACAGTGAATTTGACTCCTTTGCAAGCATTTGTGATGGTGTTGACAACTGAGTACACATCAGGATTGTACACATATCCCTTCTCAACATATTCTTTTGTGTTGTCATCGTATGCAATTGGTTGATCTGTTCCAACAAATTGAAGAAGAGCAGATTGAATGTTGTGTGCTTTGGTATAGTTTGGTCTCATTGCTCTTGCAAGACCCATTGAGTTTGATCTTATTCTGTCTGCTAGATTACCCATCCTGATGTTTTTTGAAGTAAAAGTTCTGTAAATCCCCAAACAAGAGCATCAATTCTGTCAGGTGATCTTCCTTTGTTTGGATTCCAAGTTGTCATCTGAAGCTCCAAGTCAGGAAAGTTTCCTGCATGATAGATCATTCCTTGCTCATACAAGCTCAGAATTGGTTCAGCTCGTGTTGTCTTGCCTCTTGAAGCTCTGACTCCTTTGTAAGATACAGTTTTGTTGGTAGTTCTTAAAATAGCCTCAATCATGTCACCACCTTGATTGACTTCACCAATCACTCTGTCTGCTTTCCATTTATTGTACAAGGTGATGATCAGTTGGCTCCATTCATTTGGAGTGTATATTCCTGACCTATCTTCAAGGACATATCCTTCGTTACCTACCTTGCCACAGACAATGATTCCAGTCTCATCTGAGTTCTTGCCTGATGTGACAGCAGGATCCACTGCAACAACTATTCTGTCAAGCTTACTTGGATCAATGTTTCTCTTGACAATGTGATCCCATTTCCAAAGTGAGTTCTCATCATCCTCATAGTGGAGTCCAAGAAAGTTCTTGTTGTACTTTGCAAGATTGAGCTCCTTCTCTCTCTCAGCTTTCTGCAAGAAGTTCTCATTCAGGTTCCTGATGTTGTCTTTGTAGTTTGTATATATGAACTCAATGTCATCTTCATTCTCAAAGAACCTCTTGTACTGCTATGATTCTTTGTGCAGTGCATTTGAGACAAGGATGATTCTGTTCTGCTTGTCTTTGCTTCTGATACTCAGATCAATGGAGTCAAAGCTCTGCTCATCGGGATGCTCTTCAAACTCT